GTATTCCATCATTTTGAGTTTTCCTTTTCTTTATAGATTGCTACGATTTTCTTCAAGTCTGCAATTTCTTGATTCGCTTCTTGAAGTCTTTCTTGTGATTCAATCAATGATTGATTGAGATCCAGAGCGACCACTCTCCAGTCAGTATTTATTTCTTTTTCCAACCAGTTTTTGATTTTTGTTAATAGATTCATCCTACCGACCTCATTTTCTTGCTTTTCACCATTTCTTTTTTCCAAGCTTGAGTTCCACGATATTGCAGATATTCGTCAAAACCTTTAATCGTGACAAGCTGACCATCATTCCTAAGATGTTTCTGTTGGCTAGGCAACTTCTTCATCTCACGTCTCATATCTCCCGCTTGTCGCTTTGAGCATCCAAAGATGTGTTCTAATTCTTCATCATTAGCAGAGACTTTTTCAATGATCACATCTTTAATTCTTACAATTTCAACTGCTTCCATTTTTGCTCCTTTCGTGATATAATCGTGTTGAATATTTAAGTATGCGCCTGATTGCCGTCAGGTGCTTTTTTGCGTTGTTGTCAAACTGTCTTACTTTCCATAGCTCTGAGTTCAATCTCATGGCTAACTTGTTTTAATAGCTTCTCACACGCTATCTTAGCTTCTCTGTACGTTGTGTTCTCGCTGATGAAGTAATCAGCTAGTTCAATGACTTTATTTTCCATTCAACCTCCTATATCAGTCTCAAGACCGATGTCGTTTTCTCCTAGTTTGCTATAATAACTTTGAATATGACCTCTCACCGTTTTTGTCAAAGTTTCCATAGAAAGGAGGGGATATAATGCCTGAAATTAAAGTAACGTTTACTGATGATTCTGTAGTCGTATTTCATGAAGAGATGACTTTTCAAACATTCAATAAAAACGACGATAAGCACTTGCCAGTAAACAAAGCATCACTATTTAGACACCCAAACTGTGGTCTGTTATTTAGTTTTGTAGATATTTTGCGCATGGGCGAGTTCTTTTACAACGTCGAAAAGCCAGAAACAATCTACCAATCTAAAAATGTGAAAAAGATTGAGTTAGTCTAATTTTGTTGCTTCAAGTAGCTATCTAGTGTGCGTTTTTTAATCTCATATTGGATAGCTTTTTGAATAGCTTTGTGTAATTCTGGTTCGCTTTCAAATGGGATAGTAATGCGGTCAATATTCCAGTTTAACTTTTCAAGGTTATCCATGTCGTGGAAAGTTAAACACCAATCCGCCGCCCAGCTAATCAATTCATTGAACCTAGTAGCGAACTCGGTATTCATCGCTTTCACTTCCTCGCTACGTTTCATGCCTGCTGCTACTAGTTCTTGTTGTAGTTCTTCATATGTTTTATTCATTGTTTTTTCTCCTTAAATCTAAAAATTACTTATTAAAATCTGTTGAGTGTGTCAAAATTGACAAACTCCACCTTCAATCTTCTGCGAACCGTTCGTAGAGTTCATCTATTTCCCTCCGTTGCTCTTTTGTAAACGGAGCGGTATTATTTGTCCAAGTTATCTGCTTGCCTTCTTCACGCTTTATCCTACCTGCTCTAACAAGCAGGTTTTTAAATACCTCGTAAGGCATGTGAATTCTGATGTCTTCTTTCATCCTACTCCTCAAATCTTTCCGTTGTTTGCCTGATTACAACCAGGTGCTTTTTTGATTTTAATCTTTTACGAAATTTTCGTATTTTTTCCCTAAAAAAATATCATCGAATTTCACATTGAAAAAAAATATGTATTTTTTTAATAATTGATAACCAATATCAGAACTATCTTTTTCTAATCTAGCAATTGTTTGACTTGAAACTTCGAACTTTTCTGCCAACTCTGCTTGAGTAAGTCCTTTATTGATTCTCATAGCCTCTAAAGTCCACTGCACATTCCCACCTCCTTATCTAAATTCATCCAAGCTGACTTCCAGTGCATCAGCGATTTTGCACATATTCTTAAAAGAAATACGCTCGGTTTTAATATTTCTGATTGTATTTGGACTGATACCAGCTTTTTCAGCTAATGCCTTCTGTGTCATCCCTTTTTCAATCAACAAATGCTTAAACTTCTTCCACACACATTGTTCCTTTCCCAATATATTGTGTTTTAAACATATAAAAACACTACATATTGTTATTTAATTTAGATTATGCTATAATATTCTTGACTAAGACCTCTCCCGTTTTAGTCAAAATTCCAATAGAAAGGAGATGATAGTATGGTAAATACTCCAATAAAACCTGGAACAGATAATCAGAAACCTGGTCGCTATGTAGAGGTAGGACCTCGTGGCGGAAAAGTTACTAATGGTCATACCGCAACTATCGGAAAAGGTGATCGGCTCCCTCCGACATCTGCTAAAGGCAACGGCTGGAAAAAAGTCTAATCTTCGTTTGCGTACAATCGTTCAATGGTTGTACGCTTTTTCCATACACAAAAGCACATTCCAAAAATATTGATTTGAATCCATGCTTCGGCGTAATCTTTCCCATTGCTGGCATAATGAGTTATATAATGGTGAATCATTTTATTTCCCCTCCTAACTCGTATAAATTCCGCCATTTCTGGCAAAGGTTCGTAGTTCGTTCATATTTTCTACTCCCCTTGGGAAGAATTTTTTGAAAGTCTGCTTGTAATTGATTTAGCAAATTCTTCTACACTTGATTTTTCAAAATCCATATATTTTTTGTATAGTTCATTTACTTTATAAATGTGGTAATGCATCATAGTAGATGTCACAATCAAAGATGTTAAAATTGAAATTATCAATGATTCCATGATATCTCCTTCCTACTCCTTATCTTTTTTATCACATCGGTACTTCACTATCTGACGAATAGTAAAAGATACAATCACAAATCCTGCTAGGATTATCAATCCAGTTTCTTCACTCATTGCTTTTCACGGCAAATGATGGTACACTATCAAGTAGAGGTTGGGGCATTGCCCCTTTCTCTACTTTTTGTTTTGAAGCTTACGTTTGTGTTCTAAGATTTGTTTGTGCCACAAACGTGCTTCTCTGACTAAGCCTAGTACCAAGATGACGGTTGTGGTGTCCTTGGTTGCTAGGCTTTTTATGATGTGTTCCATCATTTGCCTTACCTCCTTTCCCTTAAGCTTGATTTAATTATAATACGATTTTTTCGTATTGTCAATAGTTTTTATCAAAAAATAGGAATTTTTCGTATTTTCTTATTGTTTATCGGTCAAAAATGATATATAATGTAATTATAAAAAAATACGAGGTAATCGTAAATGGATGAAAAAAAACGAATGCAAATTATTGCTGAAAACATTACACACTTTAGGAAACAACGTGGCATCACCCAAAAAGAGTTGGCTAAAGAAGTTGGGATTTCAGCAAGCACTATGACAGACTATATGAAGTTAAGAAGCGCTCCTTCTTTTGGTGTTATCCAAAAATTAGCTGATTATTTCGGTGTTAGAAAATCAGATATAGATACTACTTTTAAAGAAGAATCCACCGACTCCCTCCCAGACACTCCAGATTTCCTCACGCAACAGATAACCGATAATGTGGTACAATTATCCGTTGAAAATAAAAAAATCGTTCTACGAACGTCTGAGGATCTTCTGAAAGAGCAGAAAAACGAAGAAGAAACGAAGATAAACGAAGTATCGGAAAATATCATCAGACTGGACGACTACAGACAGACTACTTACCGACGTGTTACTGGGGTTGTCTCTGCTGGTAGTGGTTCGATGCAGGACGACGATTTAGATATGGAAGTTTCGTTCTATGAAGATGAAATCCCAGACGACTACGACGCTATCGCTTATGTCGTCGGCAACTCTATGGAGCCAAAGATAAAGAATGGCGACTACCTATTTATCAAGAATACACCTCAAGTTGACTATAACACTATCGGTATCTTCCAAGTAGACGGCGCCAACTATGTCAAGAAACTACGTCAGGGATACCTTGAAAGCTTGAACCCTGATTATGAGGATATACACCTAGACGAAAATAACGATATTCGCACTATTGGAGAAGTTGTCAGCGTGTATAGAGAGAAATAAAACTAAATTTAACAAAAATACCTTGACAAAATTTAAATAATACAGTAAAATGGAGATAATTTAAGAAAAAAGTGTCAATAACTCTACGGGGTCTGATGCGGAAGAAGTCTTCTCCATTTACTTGGAGGAGGCTTTTTTTGAAACCATTTAAAGACTTAGAAGAACAACTTGATGTGCTCAAAGATAGAGGTCTTGCTATCACCAATAGAGAACGTACATTAAAATATTTATTGAGTAACAACTACTACAATATCATTAACGGATACAGTAAATTCTTCCAGATAACAGATAGTAATAATTATATAGAGGGCGTCACCTTTGATGAAGTAGCTTCTCTCTATACTTTCGATAAGGATATTAAGAGAGCTATCTTGCAATCTATACTTGAAGCAGAACATCATATAAAATCTATTACAGCTCATAGATTTGCAGAGGCTTATCAAAATCAACAATATGCCTATCTAAACACTAAAAATTACGACAACGATAAAATCCTTGATGTAGGCTATATCATTTCTAGACTCTCCAAAATTGTGAACCATAATAAAAATAAGCGTGGAACTTCAATCAACCACTACTATACTAACCACAAAGATGTCCCGATATGGGTTTTAACTGACTACTTGGAATTTGGTGATACACGAAACATTATCAAAAATTTGCCAACGAGCCTACAAAATAAAATTGCAAAGGATTTAGTTAGTTTTTTAAAAACAAATAATCCCGATTTCACTGGTGTGTTCCCTCCAGAAACTATGATTTCTTTTTTAAAAAATATCAACCAAACAAGAAACGTATGTGCTCACAATAACAGACTACTAAATTATAATTGTACTGCAAATAGTGTCTACTTTGCTCCTATCCATGATGACTTCAACTTACAAGACGACGATTCCAGAAAATCAGTCTACTCAACAGTTGTCAGCTTACAGTGCTTCATCAGCGGAGAAGAGTTCGATCGTTTGTGGAATACTCTCAGAAAAAAAGTTAGAAAACTTGAAAACAAGCTAAAATCCGTTGATATAAACATCATAAATGCTACATTAGGATTTCCAAATAATTGGCACCGTAATGAACCAAGAGTATAAATTAAAATCAACTGTTTCCATTTTGGAAACAACTCAAAAAATCCCCACACTCGCCATCGCCAAACTTTGAGTGTGAGGATATCCTGGATAGTAAAAGGCATTAAAAAGCCCTCTTTACTATACCTATTTTATCAAGAAATGAGGTGAAAATCAATGTGGATGGAAGAACTTACCAACGGAAAATACAAATTTTTTGAGCGATATAAAGATCCATATACTGAGAAATTAAAAAAAGTTTCAGTAACCATGGAGAAGAAAACTCCACAAGCAAGAAATCAAGCTTCTATCTTACTGCAAGAGAAGATAAATAAAAAACTCAGCACAAAACAAGTAGAAAGCATTACATTTGAAGAAATCTATAACCTTTTCTATAAATCATGGGCGCAAACAGTAAAGGCATCTACAAAACACAATTATACTTTTGTTGATGCAACTATGAAAAAAGAAATACCATCTGACACTTTACTAGCTAATATCGATAGACGATATATCCAGAGCAAGATTGAAAATATTATTGATAGCAATGGCTATCATACAGCTTATAGAGTCCGCAGCAGACTCAAAAGCATCTTCGATTATGCAGTTCAATACTCTTATATCGAAAATAACGAGGTTAATTACACGGTTATTCCTAAAAAGCCAGAAACTTTAGAAGATATTGAAAAAAAGCGCAACAAGTTTTTGACTATGCAAGAAATCAAAACATTAATAGACGCACTAAACAATCAACCGTATCAACAAAAATATGCCGATATGGTAACGGTTCTTGCTCTTACTGGTATGAGATATGGAGAGTTGACCGCATTACAACTCAAAAATATAGACTTCCAAAATAAAAAAATTGAGATTACAGGTAATTTTGATTCAGTAAACAAAATAAAAACATTGCCAAAAACCGCAAAATCCATTAGAACAATATTGGTATCAGATGCGGTTATAGAGGCCATACAACGTCAAGTGATCCGCCTCACTGAACGCTATCAGCCGCTAAAAGATGATGATTATATCTTTTGCTTAGAAGTCTGGAATAGCCCAATAACATTAGCATCTTTTATTCAAATTATAAAAAAATACGGTGCTAAAGCTGGAATAGAAAAAAATTTATCTAGTCACATTTTCAGACATTCTCACATTTCGTTTTTAGCAGAGTCTGGATTGCCTATCAAATCAATAATGGATCGTGTTGGTCACTCAAACGCAAAAATGACTTTAGAAATATACTCCCACACTACACAAGATATGGAGGGTAAACTCGTAGAAACGTTAGATAGTATTTTTTAATTTTGCCCCTTTTTTGCCCCTTTCATTCGCACAAAATAACAATAACCCTTGAAAATCCAGTATTTCCAAGGGTTATTGTTTTGTCATTAGAATCCATCTACGTTTGTGTAGATCTTTTGTACGTCTTCGTCGTCTTCAAGAACGCTGTAAAGTTTTTCAAAAGTTTCAAGGTCATCCCCTGACAATTCCACTTCTGACTGAGGAATCATTTCCAATTCAGTAACTTGGAATTCTTGGATACCTGACTCACGAAGGGCAACGATAGCCTTGTGAAGGTCTGTTGGAGCAGTGTAAACAGTGATTGTTCCTTCTTCTGCCTCCACATCGTCCACATCCACATCTGCTTCTAGCAATTGCTCAAAGACTGCATCGGCATCTTCACCTGCAAATACGATAACTCCCTTGT